GATCGTTCCAAGACGGTCAGAAGGTAGCTGATACTCGTACTTGTATTCGTTGACAGGCGTGTTGGTCGTCTGAGCCAACTGCACCTTTTTGAAAGTGAAACTCCAGGGGAAAGACTGGAGAGTTGATTTCTTAACACCAGGGTAGATGCGGTCACAGATGTTGGATGCGTCAGTGCCTTCATTGAATGAAGAAATTGCCTTCTGACCAATCATCAGCAAGGCATCAGAGCAAACTCTAATATCTGTATCGCCAGCAGCCATGTGTCACCTCAGATGTAAGAATGGCCTGCCACCAGAAGTCCAGTAGCAGGCCGATTCACTTAGTTACCGATTAGTCAGTATCGGTAGCGGTAACAGTCACACCGTCAGTGATGTCAACCACGCCAGAAGCGTTGCTGACCACATAAGCGGTAGACATGACGGGAGTGCCGCCAGTTGCGCTGTAACAGAAGATGATGTCGCCAACTTTCAACACCGAAGACACGCTGTTGAAGTAGCCAGAGACACGAATCACTGATTGAGCGTCAGTGCTGGAGTAAGTCCAGATAGACGGAGCATTGCCCGACTTGGACTGACCACCAATAGCATTAAAGCCAGTTGCGGAAAAAGCCATGATTTACTCCTTATTCGCGGCAGGTAATGGCAACAATACCACCAGCGTCGATAGCGATAGCGCCAGCGGAGAACATCGAGGCAACCAACCACGAGGTCTTCTCGGGGATGTAGTTGATCTCGCTACGCACAGCCATTGCTTCAGCCATACCGACAGCCATCTTGTGGTAAGCGTAGACGGTACACCAGACAAACCACCTTCAGTGCGGTCACCAATCACGTTGAACGTAAAGCCCATGAACGTGTTGATCTCGCCCTGCACCAGAGCCTTCACGCTGTTGAAGTCGCTGGAGGTCACTTGCGTTTCCGACAGCAGGTTTGACAGTTGCGAAGCGTGCATGACAATGTAGCGCTCTTCCATCGGCACGTTGTTGGCGTTCATCAAACGCTGTGCTTCACGGAGTTTCGCCATGTTCATGTTGGTCGTAGCACCACCAATGCTGTTAGCCACGGTCAGGGACGTGCCCGAACCAGACAGAGCATCAATGATCATCTGATCGCTACGACGACCAATAGCCTTGGCAACCACTTGCACCAGTTCTTGGCGCTCGTCGAAGTTGACTTTAGCTTGGTTGAAAATGTCGCTGTATTCAGCAGCAATGTAGTCCGTGAGAGTCACGGTTGCTTGCGAATAGGTGACGTTCAGCGGGGTCACATCGGTTTGCGGAACGCGAACCTGGGCAACGCCTGAGCCGATCTTGGGGAACTTGTGGGTGGACGCAGTAACGCCAGTGCGAAGACGGACAGTGTTACGCAGCACAGCATCAGCTTGATATGCCTGCTTAACTTCCGTATCGAACAGGGTTACAAATGCGTTAGAAATGCTAATCGCCATTTGTTTTCTCCTGAAAACGGTTGATAAAGAGTTTTATCGCCGCTGGTTGTCCAGATCGCTCCGGGCCGTGACTTGTGCCTTACAGCGCACCCCTGGGCTGATCACAGCCATCATGGGCCTTTCGGTTGTCCATGGCCCGATTATAAGCATTTTGGCTACTTGTCAAGCATTTTTTTTAACATAAGTTCCCCAAGGGTGGATAGCCTGGTATCCAGCCCCTCCCGCAGGGACTATCTTGTAGTCCAGCCAGAGTACCCATGAGGTAGCGATTCATCCAGTATGGCGCTTGTCCCACCGCTTTCACCATACCTACCCTAGTCCCTCGCTAACAGGCTAGTCGGAAGTCTTGGGGGTGTACCAAGTCCGGTGTTTCTCGGGTTCAGTCCATGCAGACCATCAGCTAACGCGCCCTGACGGTTGGATCGGAAACAAAAAAGCCGCTTATAACTGCCCTCGGTAGGAACCCTAAAGTAAAAACCAAGGGCGAGAGCAGATATAAACGGCTTCCATTTGTCGCTTCCTACGGCAACGGTTGCAATTATGCCAAAAAAAAGACCCCTGTCAAGCAGGGGTCAAACCCTCATGGCAGTGCGGGTTAACCGTACATCTTCTCGAATAGCTTTTCAACCTTGGCACGATAGGCAGGATTGCTCTTGTACTCAGGATTCCCTACCATAGCATCCAGTTCTTCCTTAGATACGCTGCCCTCAGCGTTGGCTTTGAGCGTTTCCACAGGAACCCTGCCCTCATAGGTCTGGCGCAGCTTAGACAGGGCTTTAATGCCTCTGGCGGTGTCACCCCACTTGGTGAACTCCTGGAACTCCTCCTGGCTCCAGATGCCCTTCTGGACCATGCCACGACCCCAGGTAGCCATGTCAGCAATCACAGCCTTGGCGTTTGGCCCCAAAGCCTCCAGTTCTGCCTGCATATTGACCTGGGCAGACTCCATGTTGCGCCCACCGATCTCGTTGACACTACGAGCCAGTTCCTCAAAGGCAGACTGGGAGATACCGTACTTCTGTGCCCAACCCACATAAGCATTGACCACTGGGTCATCTGCTTTGAGATTAAGACTTTCTAACTCATATTTGCCGTCTTCAGGGGCTTTGTGACCTCCTGCTCGAAACTTCTTTTCAAGTTCCACATAAGACTTGCTGATCCCCTCCAGATCAGGTTCTGCCTTGTCCTTATTCCAGAACTTCTCAGGCCAGAAATCGGGACGCTCTAGGGGGCCATCATCAGCATTAGGATCAGGATTGGTATGACTGATGCTCTGCTCTTGGCCCTCGGTTGTCTGCCCTTCTGCATCGCCTTCAGCGGCGGCTGCTTCCAGCAGGCCAGGGTTGTCATTTGCTTCGCTCATTTAAGTTTTGCCTTTCGGATACGGGTTTCAATATCACGGATCACACTGTTCTGCCCCTCTCGGAACACCCCCAGAGATTGATCCGTTCCTGGTTGCCAGCATGGTTGCTCAAGATAGAACTCTCGCATCCACGCCAACACTCTTTTACCCTCATCTGTGCCAAACGTCCTGGCAAACATCAGATTCAGGTCAACACCCTTTTGATCAGGCTCAAACTCCTCTGAGCCTTCCAAGTCATCCCATCCTGCCATTTACATGGCTCCTTCTAATGCTGGCGCTCCTGCGGCTGGAGCCTGCGCCTGTTGTGCCTGCATAGCCAGTTGTTGCATCTGTTGCATCATCTGGGCACGTTCCTCCGGGCTAGTCCTGATCATTGCAGGCACACCCAACTTGTCAGCGATATAGTCAGCCACGCTACCCATCTTCACAGCCATTTGACCCTCCGGGCCAAGGCTTTGGGCAATCTGCATGAACTGGATAATGTTCTGCACCTCATCCATGTTCTGAGCCATTGCCAATGGGCTGACAGGGCTGACCTTAACGTCCAGACCATTGATACGCAAAGGTAGATCAATCAGGCCACGCTCATCCATGATCTCCAGAATCTTGGTGACCATCGGAATCATGGTTTCGTTGATCAGACGACCAAAGGCTGAACCCAGGTTCTGAGACAGTTCCTTCATGCGCTCGACCACCTCGGTAGCTGATCTGGCACTCATGTTGTCAGGAGGCAGGCTCTCGTCCAGCAATGTTCGCTTGATAGACTGAACCAGGTCATTGATCACGATCTGGGTGACGTTGAAGTCTCCCGCACGAGGCAGAGGCTTGATGGCATCACCCTGGGGACCACCGTTACGAGCCACCGGGATGATCGCACCAGGCACAATCTTCACGTTGGCAGGGTTCAGAACACCGTCATCAGCCGCTGTGTACACGCCAGTGATAGCCAGTGAAGCATTCTTCAGCAGCAGTTCCTTGGTCTTGTTCAGCGTCTTGATGTCAGGCAGTGCGGTCAGGACAGGTCCACGACCATAGATTTCACCTGCCACCTTCATGTACCGGGAAACGACCCAAGGAGAAGTCTTCATCTTCTTCTTGACCAGCATCGTCTTGGTCTTCTCGTGAACAACGTAGTAGGTGTAATCACCCCTGTCGATGTTCATCACCGTGGCTTCTAGCAGGTCAACTTCCTCAGTCGGCTTGTCAGCAATCTGCTTTTGAACCTCCGGGGGAATCTTGGCATCAGGCCATTGCAACTGGATAGCCTCACCCTTCAGACGCATCTTGCGGTAGACGTTATCCACCTGACCGTTTGCACCTTCTTCGAAACTTACAAGGTACTGCGGGACAGGGATAAAGTTGATCGGGCTGACAGCATCGCCAGACTGAACCAGCATAACGGCAGTGCCCACAGACAAGTCCAGCAAGAACTCACCCATTGCAATGTCAAAGTTGGACTGCTTCAGTACAGCGAACATCTTGTCGTTGTACAAGTCCAATGCTCGTTGCAGTTCAGACTTGCGGTTGGGTGGGATGTCAGTGCCTGATTCGAGGCGACACCATTTGCGTTGGGGCGGGAAGATGCCTGATTGCAGACGGTTGGCAAAGCGTTGGGTAGAGTTGATGGCAGTCGAATCAAAGACTCGGCTCATCTTCTTCTTGCCACCGACACGACCTTCGTATTCGCCACCATAGAGGTTACGCTGCGGGAGGGCAAACTCCATCGCATCCTCGTACAGAGAACGGAAGTCTTCCTTCTTGTTCTGAGCGATTTTCTGTCGCTTAAGAAGCTGGTCAACAGTTAAATCAGCCATATCAATCCTTCTTGCTTGCTTGATACTTTTTCAAAATTGCTCGTCCTTTGGCTGCTAACCTCGATGCCGCTTCAGCAGTTCTAGGGACTGGCTCCCCCCATGCGTTTGCAGACAACGCCAGTCTTGTTGGCTTGCCCTTCTTGTCAACCAGTGGACCACTTGGATTCGTAAAGAAACGAGTCAGGAAAGACCCCTTGCGACGAGCATCCTGACCCTTTGGGTTCGATGCCTTCACGCCAGGTTGCAGGTTTTTGCTTTCACCGGAACGCTCAAACTTGCGTCTACCGGCTTCTGTCAAACCACCTTCAGGGTCTTTGTACTTGCTCATTTCTTTCTTGCCGCATTCATGTTGTCCACCAAATTAGGATAGGGGCGGCCTGCTTTCTTGGCACTTTCCTGGGCAGACTTCTTCTCACCAGGAGATAGCTTTTGAGGTTCGCCAAGTTTTCTAGGTCTGGCACGTTCCCATATCTTTTTATTC